ATAGTAGTCGTGGGCGAGCTATTATTAGGCATCGTCCCTGTGATCGGCCCAACATCGGTTGTAGCTGTTTGCCCGCTCAGTAATTGGGGTGCTGTTGCGTTTCCTCCACCTCCTTTACCCTGTAATATAAAATTTCCAGAAGTGGATTCATAAGCTAGATTAGAGATTAAATTCGCCCTTACATTTGTTACCGCATTGCCGAAGTAATCCACTACGCTTTTGGCGCCTAACGAATTAGGGTTGACGGTTATTGCGCCTGTACTTGCGGCGTTGAATTTCACACGTATTTCCAATCCGTCTGTTAAGATGGTTAGGTTTGGAATTGTTACTGTGTAAGTATTTCCACTGTTTGCCGTTATCGCATATCCTACATGCTTCGTATCATCCGCCAAATGCGCAGCAACGGTTGCAGCTGTTGAGTCAGCTTCTGCTCCCTGGGCAGCCGTTGCAGCCCCTATACTTGAGGGTGTAGCACTGAGCGTACCATCCTCAGCGACAACGACACTTGAGCTACCTTTGACCCCACCAAGGGTCGTTGTCGTGGCTGGTGTGAGGGTAGGTATTGGAAGGTTAATAAGCCTAGACCCGTCGCCCTGCAATCCTGAGTAAACTCGTAAGTCGGTAATATTTCCGCTAACGATACTCGTCGCATTAGCTGCTACAGCTATCTTGGACACTACTAAAGCGTTATACCCTGTAGGGACTGCTGGAGCCGCAGGACTCACCGCGGGTATCCCTGTTACCACCATTAGCACGGGAACAGGTGGGGAAACATTAGTATTTATAGCGGCGATTACGATATCAATCCTTGGATTAGCCGGATCCGCCGCCACTAATGGCAAATTTAATATGCTATCGTTATAAAATCTATACCCACCTGGGAGCCAAGCATTACCACCAGTTATGCCATCAGGTGCACCACTCACATTTACGGATAGGCCTGACCCCGCTGTAGTGACTAAATCCGTCGTAGCCAAACATCCTGAAGCTACCCAGTCTGCGTCACGCTGAATCATATCGGTGGGAGTGTATGAAACTCCCGGGAGATACGTCGCATGTACTGCCAATTTCCGCCCTCCTCTCTTACAACTTTAAGATTGTTCCGGAAGCGTATACCTGATTGGCTACACTTGCTGTAACCTGTACCGTGATTGGGTATCCGCTAATAGCGTTGATAAATGCTAACGCCAATGGGTACGTACCCACAGCTTTAGCTCCGCTTGCAAGAATGGTATATGTTTGACTTCCCGTAACATCATGGTAAGACACCGTCACGGCCACCGTAGTTGATCCCGTTATTACCCTGAGATTAGTCCCTATTAAAAAATTACCGTTAACTGTAGGGGTAAATGTCAGGATGGTTTGACCAGTTGTTACTGTGACTTGTTCTTCGTTTATTGCCGCAACCTTTATAGGCAAGTTAAGTAATCTTGACCCGTCCCCTTGTAATCCAGCATAAGTCCTTACGTCCGTAATATTTCCTGACGTGACAGTTGTTGCATTTGCCGCTACAGATACCTGAGCCAATGCAAGAGCGACAATCCCCGCTGGCACCGAAGGTACCACTGGACTCCCTGATGGCGTCCCTGTAATCGCTCTCAAAACTGGTACATATGGAGTTTGCGTAGTATCTACCGCCGCGATAATTAGATCAATCCTGGGATTAGTCGAATCTGCTGTTGCTAAGGTAATTGTTGCAGCAGAATCGTTATAAAACCTATATCCACCAGATATCCAAGCGTTTCCGCCTACTTGTCCTTGTGGGGCACCTGAGACAATGACAGATAATCCGGATCCTGCCGTAACAACTAGATCCAATATATTTAAGCATCCTGGGCATATCCAATCGGCTTCACGTTGGATCAAATCGCTGGCATAATACTCAGTTTCCCCAACATATGTTACGTGTACTGCCAATCTAACCTCTCCTTTACTGCACAGTAGTTGTAGTTCCATCTTCCCAATGCACGATCCCGGTAGCTATTGTGCGCTTGGAAGTTTTCACAGCCTTAACTACGTCCTGTTGCTGATAAGCTACCTCATCAGGATTGTTCATTGTGATGTCAATAACAAAATGGTCAGATTCTATTTCGCATCCTGTCAGAACTGTACCGCTACCAGGTGCTACAGATGGCAAATAGCTTCCAAACATCCACGGAAAAGTTAGTGTTGAAAAGTCATGAGTTTTTACTCCATCCCAACGCTCAGGTAGCCCGCCGTCTGACTTTATGAAAAACGGCAGACTAAATATCGTCTGCCCTCTCTCGCTATAAGTAGGCGCCACGCCTGTAAACGGGGTTGCCGCCGCAACTAATGCGTTCGGTATCGGCCCTTGAGCGTAAATCGGGAGTTGAGAGAGGATTCTTGCGCGGTAAGTATCATCAGACTCACCAGCCCTGCGCAGTTCTCCCCAGTCTGCCCCATTACTATCCAGTGCTGAACCTGTGGCTGTCGTTACGGAAAATTGTCCGGCTAGGTTTATTTGTCCTGGGTCAACCTGATCAAGCGCCGCACCTGTGCCCTGCACAATCTGGTACAGGACCGAAGTAGAATCCTGATTGAATATATTGGTCAATCGTTTTAAAAGATTATTTCCTTGGATACTCATACGCTCACCACCGTTGCTACGACTGTTCCAGCCTGTGGAAGTTGCGATGCGCTAACGGCCAACGAGGTTGTGCCGCTATTTAGGGTTACGCTACCTGCGTCGGCTATGCCTGCCTGAGCTAGTGCCGTTGTGACCATTTGCGAGGGATAGATATAACCGTTATTCTTTTGCGCTCCCAGTCCGAGTGCATTAATAGCGGCAGCATCGGCATTTTGTACATTTGTCTGTGCTGTGGTTTGATCATTTCCCGCGATAACGGTAATGTTTAGGGCTACATTGACGGTAAGTACAGTTGGGGATAATACCGTGGGCTTATCAATCTGTGGCCTCGTACTATTCAACAACGTTTGTAAAGCGGATATTTGCGCAGTCGTTGGAAGAGTGTTGCCGACTCCAGCGATATAAACTGCTATCCCATTAGCTGAGATATACCCCGGTACTACCGATGCACTAGTTACTCCTTCAATCGTAAGAGCTTGTTGTATATACCATGCGTCGGTTCCAATTGCTAAACCTTTAAATGCATTCAGTGCCCTAGCTCTGAGTTGGTCATCAGTCTCCGTGTCAATTCCATCTGTACCGCCTGTAGCATCAACAAACTGTACGCCATCCACGCCTGGAACCGACGATCCCCAAAGAAGCGCTGTCCCTGGTGCTATATTGCCAATGCTCCCGGCGGTTGTACAAGTTACAGGGATATTAATCGACGTGCCACCGACCGGAAAATAAACAAGCGAGTTGACGGTGAAGGTTATTGGGGCTTGACCTGCACTTGGAATAATTGTTACTAGCGCACCTGCTGGGATAGTGTACTGTTGCACCGCCGCCGTCTGCTTAGTGGCTACAAAGGTCCACTGAGCCGCCGTGGCTTGCTTTCGGTATATACCGTAGTCAGCTGCCTTGTTGTCTAAGTCTGTGCCTGTTGCCGTGGACAGGTAAGCCGCAGTTTGCGCCGTGGATATCGCCGTGTTGAGCTCATCGATAACGGATGCGATTGCGGCAAGGATTACGCCGATAACAGAGGATGAGCTATAGTCGTTCAGCTTTTTGCCTATTGCGGTTAATCCAGTTTGGATTGCGGATACCATCGTGGCTAGTACACTTGCAAACATTTAAACACCCCCAATCGGCACAGTAGTTTTGACGGTGCCCTGCCCGATAACCTCAACGGCTATTGACGCAACGAGGCCAGAATTACTTTGTTGTACGTTAACGCTTGTAACCTGGATGATACGAGGATCGACGATAAGCGTGGCGTTAATAGCCTGGAAGGCAGATGTCTGCAGGTCATCCGTGATAAGCTCATCGACCAACGTTCCTAGATTACTCCCTAAGTCATTACCAAAAATATAAGTACTCGGGATCGTTTGCACCCGAGTACTTATCATTTGCAATACGTTGTTTGTGGTGTTAACAGTCGTAATATCGCCTTGTGGGGATATGATTAGGTCCCCGGTACTATCCAAAGCTAGGTCTGTACCCAGTGGATCCGTAGACGGAAGCGGGGGATTCGTGTAGTTCAAGGGCTTTCACCTCTTTCTAGCCGGAATTAACTTTACTCGAACCGCTGGTGATCGTGCCAGTGACGGTCACAGTGTCGCCATGTGAATCAGTTCCGGAAGCCGTAATAGTATCACCTTTTCGGGCTATTCCTTCGCCTCCACCGGCTAAATTGAGATTTCCAGCAGGGCTTAAATCAACGTCTCCGTTTTGATGAAAATACAGCTTACTGCCTGACTGGTGTATGAAAGCCACATCGTCAACGTTTACAAGTGTTGGAGCAATATCAATATCATTCCAGACGCTACACAGTGTCAAGCCGGAAGAAGTATCCCCCATGTCGAAGCTAACCTTTACAGCTTGTCCTTCTGGCGGTATCGCGAGAAACCCGAAACCGTTACCCGCGTACTGACTGCCAACCCTTATCCAACCTGTCTCTACGCCATAAGGTTGGAGCATTACCTTAACGCTCGGGGGGCTTGCTTGGCGGGATGTTACAGTGCCCTCTAATATTGAGATACTCTGACTCTGTGACCGTTGCACGTAGTCTTTTATTTGCTCGAACCAATCTGTTGAAGCTATTGTCATACTAGATCCCTCCCGGGTCTGTAGCTGGCATATTAAGATTGCTAAAATTCAAAGTCATGCCGTAATTACCTTGTTTGTGATCAAAACTGTGTGTAACCTTCGTGGGCCAGTACTGTTGATCCGAGCCAAGGCCAGTACCGTAAAGCTGTAACGGCTGGTAAATATCCTGCTGGTCATTACCATCACACGCTAAATCTCCAATAAGCTCACTTGAGCTTAACTGATCCAAGATCGTATTCGCCTTGCTCTGCGCCTGATCTTGAGTGAGCCCCGGAAAGTAATACGTTTCAACCCACTCTTGATGTGCGCTTGTACCTGTGACCTTTTTAGCATAACTTGTTGCGTTTGTTGCTGTGGCTACTATTCTTGTTTTCTTTCCAGGCTGCCAGGTTATTACCTCGACCTTGATATCCTTAGCGGCGTGAGGTGTACGCTGTAAGTGCAATCTTTTTACGTTTTGCCCCCACGTGTATGGGAGGGTTGTTGACTTTAAGAACGAATCTCTTGGTCCGAAATAGAGCGTATTACCAACTACCCTGAGAGTAAAACCCTCTTGCCCTGCGAGATAGTTCATCAGGTCCCACTGAGTTATGTCTGTTGTGAGTTGTACCTGATCATCACTATAATAAGTTCCTGCCAAGGTGTAAGTTGGCGTGATTTGCGTCTGTAAGTTATATTGGGCCGCGAATGTAGCTACAATAGCGGAAGAGGTTTGGTTAGGGAATTTATCAGTCGTTTTCGTGTCCATGAAAGGGCCAACTTCATTACGGCCTGCAATCTGAACACTCTCGCCCGAAGTCTCAAAATGAAAGTCCACTGTATCCAAGTAGCCGTACATAAGCTGGGTTAGATCGCTTTCGTTATAATTGTTTGGGTCGCTTGGATAACCGCCGTAAATCTCCACTAGGATATCAGGCTGTGTGAGAAGGATTGTTTCGGTAGTTGGAGTATTCGCCAGGTCTGTTGTGCCCTTAAGGTAGTCAAGGATTCGGAAAGGACAGGTCAAGTCGAAGGTATCTGCCGCCGCGTAACCGTTTAGGTTAACATCCCAAGTTTGGAACGGGACGTAGACACTGTTTACCTTAACTATACTGCGCGGTTGACTGTAGGGACGGAAGTTGCTATTGTTTGGCAGTATGATCATGGTATCACCAGCACTGTTCCAATCGGCAGGTTGCTTGGGTCCTTGATGTTATTAGCCGTGGCAATCTTCGTATATTGTGATCCGTCGCCATAAAGATTCGCCGCTATTCCCCAAAGTGTATCGCCATCAACGACTGTGTAAGTCTGCTGAGGGGTTACCGTCGGGGCCGTTGTGGTCGTTGTGTCCGCCGTTGAGCTTGTGGTCGAACTGGCTACTGTAGACGGTTGTCCGTATAGTATCGCGTTAGGATCTTGTGACGTCAACGGCTCTAGTGTTATCTCATAATCCACTAGGTAATCGTTTTTGTAAGTTGGCTTAAACGCTGTGATCTGTACCCATCTTGGACTTAGACTTGCGACTGTTAGCTGTACAGGTTGTCCAGCCCTCCACATAGTGTCTACAGCGTTAGCTCTGTCAATGGCTGTGGTTGTGCCATCGAAAAAGGTAAAAGTACCTTTGAGCGAGATGGGATCATCAAAGGCTCCGAAGTCCTGAATAGACTTTTGACCGCCAGGATACTTTTCGATGGAAATAAGAGAGGAGCCGCCTAATGGCAACTCCTCCGGATAATCGTCGATATTAAATATAAGTGTACCGAGTTGAAGCACTTAGGTAGCACCTCCTTATTAACTATTGTTTACAGGTTTTCCTCCTATTGTGTCGAATTGGTAGTTGTTCGGACTTTCAATGCCGATACGGAGAGGAGGTGAAATATTTATGGAAGGAAATTATTGCCCATTCTTTACTACGCAATGCCGTCAAGACTGTAAGTTTTACACAACACACAAGGATCATTGTCGCCTCTTGTTAGCAATGAAAGACATTGAGGATCTCAAAATTGCTGTCGAAGAACTAAGGCGGCGTAATTAACCAAGAAACGTAATAGGTAACCCCTCGATAATGGCCCGAGCTTCGCGGATCGCTTCGCTGATTTCGTGGAAGCTCAGGTCCTTATTTTTTAGAAGACCCACAATTTCCAGTGCAATCGCTTTAACTTCCTTATCATTAGATGTTTGCTCATTCATGGTTTTTACCTCCTCAAATTTAACTACAATATTAACATTAACCTGGTACAAAGCGATTAGGTCCCATGGATCGAGACATGTTATTAGAACGCGTACCGGTTCCAAATATTTTTGCTACTTCTTGCGCGATTTCCTTGGCTGATTGATTCGGTGTAGGGTGGATATCGATGTAAGTATCGCCGTAACTCGTTCCACTGTTATCTTTTTGAGGAATCAGGTCACCTAGCTTATGATTAGGTATAACCCGGCTACCTGTTGGTATGTTTAGTATTTCCGGACCGTTTTCACCGACGAGCGACATACCACCGGGAGCGTAATTCGTTCCGCTTGCATATGCTTTACCTTGCACCCAGCTCTGTAATGACGATAGCGGGTTTGCCCAAGGATTGTGTGGTGTAGGCACGAGCGTTGCATTTGGGTTAGGCGCGGGGAGCGTATTGTTATTGTACTGCGTCCAAGCATTTTCCCCCTGTTTTTCCTGCGCCGGCTGATTGGTCCCCATAAAATTATCCATCGCAGCCTTAGCATCGTTTATAGCCTGTGTTACTTGCTTCCAATTAGTAACGATCAGTATAATCGCCGTACTAACTGCCGCCAGAAGGACAAGCCAAGGGTTGGCCGCCGTTAAGAGATTCCAGGCTATTGTGGCAATCTTCATAGCGTTCATCCAAACTAGCGCAGACGCTATAGCTGCCCCAACGGCAACGACCCATGGTGGAACGCCTTGTACTGCCTTTTTAACATCGTCCCAGTGAGTGATTATCCCCATTACCGCTAGTGCTATAACACTTAGAGTTAATACCCATGGGTTGGCATCGGCTAGGATATTCCACGCTAATGTGGCGACTTCAAGTCCCTTCATAATTACTATGGCTGATCCTATACCCCCTATGGTCGCTTTCAACCATCCGGGTATTTCGATATCGCCTTTGCTATTTATGATGCCTAAATCTTTGCCTAAATCTTCAATGTTTTTGCCAGCTTTCGGAATCTCTTGAGAGATCCAATCCGTGACGGCTTGGGTTTTTTCTTTTATGCCGCCCCAGTCATCTGTCCAGGCTTGATACAAGAGGTAGCCCGCTGCTATTAGACCTAACACCGGAGCTGCCGCGCCACCTATAGCTGATCCCAATAGCTTGAAACCTGTTCCAACTATCTCAGCCGTACTCAGATAACCTATCACGCCAGATAATAGCGTTATCGGCCCCACGACCAGCAGCACAGCTGCGGCAATCTCAGTAAAGGTAGCGATCCACTTCATTACTTCTGGATGGGCCTGTTCCCATAAAAGGATCTTTGCCAGGAAATCATTTAAGTTTCCCAGGAGAGGCAACATCGATCCCGCCACACCAAAACCAAAGTTTGTCCAGATATCCTTTAGCGTAGATGTCATTTGTGCAGTTTGACCAATCCAAGTCTCGTTAAGTGCTTTCTGTGTATCATTTACCGATGCAGAATCTTGCATCTGTTGTTGTACGTTTGTGTACTGATCTGCTCCTGCAGAGGTAGACATCGCCATGGCTACCTTTTCGCCCGGTACCCCGAAAATGTCTTTTAATAACGGTAACATCGTGGCAGCGTCCCCGTGGAATCGCTGCCCAAAATCCTGTAGGATCTTTGATGCAGCAGGTATCCCCACAAATGCGCCTTTAGCATCTTCAAAGACCGAACGACCATTTACGACAAACCCCGCTGTTTGCATAGCGTCATCGGCCTTTTTGCCAGAAGAACCGTAAATGCTTCTGCTGAGAAAGTCTTGCATAGCCATGCCGCCTTTGCCCCCACCTAGCCCCATGCGAGAAAGCCAAGCATTGTCGGTTAGTATGGTTGAAGAGCTTATACCCATCTTCTGCGCTGTCCCGGTGTAATATTTCATGTTGGTAGCAAACTCGCTCGCTGTATCGGTAGTATGCATAAGTGCTGCGTTTAGCTGATCTAGGTAAGTTGACGTGTCTTGGGTGCCTGTGATTTGAGCCAAGTTAGTCATTTTGACCGCGTTGGCTATTGCATCATTTGGGTCTTCGTGCTTCGTGCCGAACGCTTGCACATCGGAAAAATTGACATACTGTTGCATGATACTCGGATCAAGGACTGACGACTTAGACAGGCCTGCATTAGCGGCAGTGGCCATAATACCTCCGACTTGCTGGGCAGAGAACTGCGTCGGAATACCCATGGTTTGGGACATATTCATAGCTTTTTGGAATTCGTCATTATTTAGCCCTAGAGCTGTCTTGACGCCCATCATGGCCATTTGCAGGTTTCCGGCTTCGTCTGCCGCATTTGCAAGACCCTTAGCCATTACGACTCCCGCTAGTGTTAACCCACCACCAATAAAAGCCATTGATTTAAAATTATTCAGTGTGGCTTGAGTGGCTTTTGTCTGCTCGTCTAAAATGCCCATACTGGCACCCATACGCTGCATCTGGCCTGTTAGATTGTCTATTGCCGAAAAAACGACTACCGTCTCGAATGCACTGGATAAAAAGCTCATTATTCTCACCGCCTTTCATCGATACTCCATTAATCCCATCGGTTCTTTCTAGGACATATCGGGCACTTATTCCCATTTTTACGGCGCATTACTAGGTCTTGCCATTCGTGTCCGCATTTTTCGCACTTCCACCAAACTGTTTTATGAGAGCTAAAGCTGACATGTTCTGGTCTAAGATTCCCATTTCTTTCGTAGTTCCATTGTTTCGCTAACTCTGGGTTCTTTAATAGTAGACTGTTCTTCCCCTTAGAACTGGTTATATAACTGTAGATATTTGTTACATCTTCCTTTATATCCTTGCGCTTCATTTCGGAGAGTAAGGATAATTGCTCTTCGCTTAATACATAATTATCCTGAATCAAACCGAATAGCTCCAGAATACATCCCTTTAGCGAGCTTAAAGATACCTTATCTTTTCTAACCACAGTTAGCCCCATAACAGGTAAACCTATTTCTCTAACACGAATCAACCTAATGCCATTAGTTAACAATTCATGATTCTTCTTTAAATCTCTTTCTTCGCTTGTTTCCGATTTATGATACCTCACCCCGTCATACTCTATGGCGAGAAATAAGGAAGGTATAAAAACATCAACTTCATACCCATTAATTTTATGTCCACTCTGTGCATCAGGAAATAATTTTTTACAGTAGAAAAATATCGCTTGTTCTGGGAATGATGTGTGTAATTCTTTCGTACATTCTGGGCAATTACGCCACCATTTTCTGTTTGACACCTTTGATTTCCACTCATGCCCTTTTTCACATTTCCACCAGACACTTATTCCCGAACATGACGTAACGTCATTTGGTGTTAGATTTTTATTTTTAGTTGGGTGCCACTCTTTTGCTATTTCCGGGTTCACTGTTGCTAAAGAATTATTAGAAGATACCTTTTTACCACTGCAATATGGGCAATTGTTTCCACGAACACGATCAGAAATCTTCGATTGCCACTCATGGTTAATATCTTTTTTACACAACCACCATACTTTTTTGCCAGATCCATATGATACTTCAACAGGAGTTACTTTCCCGTTCTTGCTAGGGTGCCATTCTCCTACTAAATCCGGCCTCTTTACCGCTAAACAGTTTTCTGGGGACACTCTTTTGCCGCTACAGTAAGGACACCCTACCTTTCTGTTATTCATATCAGCGATTCTTGCATCGAATGCATGTCCTTCATTGCACGTCCACCAAACTTTTCTCCCCGAATTACAGAGAACCCTATCCGGCGTCAGATCTCCATTTAGATCCTTATTCCACTGTGCCACTAGTAGCGGCTTACGGACTTCCAGTGAAGACTCCCTGGAAGTCTTCTGTCCACTGCAATAAGGGCAACCTCCTTTACGACTTGTACCCGTATTTGTTCTTGAATTTACGGACGCTTGCCACTCATGCCCGCACTTCCCTAGCCACCAGATGTTCTTATGGCTACTACGTGTAAGCATATGTGGCTCAATGCCATTATTAAGCGTTGGGTGCCATTCCTTCGCTAAATCAGGTTCTACTACTGATAAGCGATTTTCATCGGTAGGATAAGGAGAAGCCATTAGATACGCCACCTTCTTGCTGTACTGATTCTAGTGCAATTATAACTGATACTTGTACTAGAATCAATGGTTATTGTACACTTAGCTGTACTTTTATTATTACTAGTGGTACAGTTATAAGAAAAGGAGGGTGGTTAATGATTAAGATTCATTTATCAAAGCTTCTGGGTGCGAAAAGGATAAGTATGTCCGAACTAGCGAGGCAAACGGGGTTATCACGAAATACAATATTTTTACTTTATCATGAAAAATCTGATCGGATTGATTTGACAACGTTAGATCGACTTTGCGTTGCCCTAAGTTGTCAGCCAGGAGAACTATTAGAGCATATAACAGACAATGAACAATAGTGCGTTACGGGAAATTAAAAAGCCGCCCGAAAGCGACTATGTCAACATTTGATTATTTACTAAAAAATATTTCTATTTTGATGGCGGTGTATACCCATCCTTTATCGCTTGTGTCGCTACCGCTTGGTTTACGATCTTAATACCGTTTAAAGCCTGTTGAAGGTCATCTTTTGCACTTGATAATATACTTACCTTTTGGTTATCCATATAATCCTTTGATTCCTTAATGGAGTTTTGTAAATAAGAGGTAGCCATTTGCAGGGATTCCTTTGAGTCATTATATTGGGGTGACACATCAATACTTACAACCCTGCCGTAGAGGCTTTGTGCTTGACCGTAAAGCTTGCCAAGATCCGAATAACCTGTAACGGGATCAATTGCACCCGTACTTATGTCGCTAAGTTCTCCCTGATAAGAAGTTATTAGGGAATTGATAGGTTTGATTATTCCATCAAATGTCGTGACTGCACTTTCTGCTTGCTGTTGGGGTGTTGGTTGTGCCGGTTGTACTGGTTGAGTAACCGTGGGTGTAACTGGCGCTTGCGCCGCACCCTGCGTATCACTACCACATCCAGCAATGCCAATCGTAAGAATTAACAAAACCAAAAATATTATTTTTTTCATAAACTTAGCCCTCCGTTTTATTGACATTATATTGCTTATTTATGCGGAAGGCTATAGTTTATGTTTTACTTCTTAGGCTTCTGCTTTTCCCTGATCTCTTTTAATATTTCCATCGTTGCCTTACGCTCTACCCTAGTCATTTCCAGGGCAGAAATACCCAAAGGTATGCCGCCTTGTGTAGCATCGGCCAACATAACGCTCTCGTAAAACGCCGCTAAGTTTTTTAGGTCATTAACTCGGCGGCTGAAGCTTCCCCCTGCTCATCGGTCTTTTCCTCGGTATCTCCCTTGGTATCTTCCTTGTAGTCATTTAACCGACTATAGGCCATGCCAATTTGACCGATCTGTTTTGACGTAAATCCAGCCATGAAAGTTCTAACGTCATTAAGACTCACAGGCCGCTTAACTTCCTTACCATTAATTTCCTTGATCGCAAATACGAGCATAACATACCTTAATTGGAGTTGTCCGGCTCCAGGGGTACTCATCTCTTTACCGATTACCTTTGCTGCAATCATATCATCCAGCCCCGTTAATTCAGTCACTTTAACTTCGCGGCCATCTTTTAATTTTACAAGCTCAAATTCTCTTTCCATGATTAATCCCCCTTAAGAATTTTAATAGTTAGAGCGCGGTGTAGTGCCGCGCTTATTTATCCCTGCGTCCGCGTCTGTGCCGCTCCGGTGAACGAGTATTTAATTTCGTCTTTTGCGGAAGTGTCTTCTTTTTTAAAGTTATACAGGACCGTATCGGCCCATACATAGGTCACGACAGCTCCGCTGTAATACGTTGTTGTCTCCTTTACTACGGCGCGAATATTTTGCTGCCCTGCTTGCCCGGCGCTTTCTACCTGCTGCACATAAGCATCAAATCCAGTATCAACAATAGCCCCAGTGAAGGAGAGTTCCCAGTGCCATGGGATGTCCTGTGTCCGCTCACCGACTTGGCCTAATGGTTGGAATTGTTTCTGACTGGACTTACGGTCTGACGTAAAAGAATCGAGTTCGTTAATAACCAAAGGACCAGTAGGCAAATACAGGTCAACTACGACTGAACTCCCTAATATACGATCTTGACCCAAGCTAATCCTCTCCTTTCTAAGACGCTACACTTGACGTAGTAACAGTGCTTGTACTGATGTCAGCGAAGACGCTAATCTGTTTGGCTGACCCAAGTAGTCGCACTTTGTAATTAACTACTAATGACCCTGCGGCAACGGTCGTTGGGGTATTGTTGCTCGTGTCACAAATAACAAGGAAGCTGTCAATTTGCTTATTCGCAGGATCGGATGGATTAGCCAGTGGCGTAAGGAAAGCATCAAGGCTTCCCTTCACATCTTTGCGCAGGGAATCCATTGGCGAACTTGACTGCATTTCATCGACAGCCCAGCCCATGGATGACACTGCTGAATTTTCGAGGAAATACCGTGAACGACGCACGTATAAATCTCCGCCATTTGCGGCTACGCCGGAACGCGTACCAACTCCACCACGAGGAATGTTGTCCGCCACACAAAGAACACCAACCGCTTGAAGGGTTGCTAGGTCCACCGGGCTTCTAGGTGTTACTGCTGCCAGCGTTCCGTAAATCGATTTATTGCCCCATGACTTATACCACGCTAATTGTGCTGCCATACCTGCAACCAATGCCGTTGGTGCAATGTTGCGGTTTGTCCCAGTGTCCGTATCATACATGGTTCGCCACCCATCACAGTACGCCATGTTATCCTGCACGTTCGCATTCCCCGTAACTGTGGCGGTTACTGTAGCACCGGGCGCTAGACACGTTAAGGGTATGCAGTCGTAAGTATTTCCATGTACGGCTACTGCTGAGTTAACAGCAGGGCTGTACTGGTTTGCCACAAAAACCATGTTGCCCGTTATGGCGTTTAATGCCATTAGGCCCGTGTTAGTAGTCCCGATAAAATCACTATCTCCAGGTGTGCCATTGCCGCCGCCCGTGAAACTAAATGTACCAGTGACCGGAAGTAGTGAGCTTGGAGATGTGGGCAACGACGCTATGACGATCTTACTTGCGGCATTGATCGTGGCTACCGCAGTGGAATCCGTTAAGCCTGTGTAGGTCTCAGACGTGTTTGTTCGTGGGTCGTAGATCGTTAGGCTAAAAGTTGAGCCGCTTACTGCAACAGTTACCGTCATATTGTTGGCATCGCTACCCAAGATGGCCGTGGTTAATCCTGTTTGTGGGTGAACTTGTGCCGCCTCAAGAGTGAGCACTTTACCGGCTGATACATCTTCCAGTGTGTATTCTGCCGGAGTGGCAGTGGTACCGAATACCGGAGTGATTTGCAATCCCCCTGCGTACTGCTTGATAAGGGCTTGTATATTCAGCGGGCCATTTACCGACAGTGTAGAGGGACCAAGGTTGCGTACTGCCGTATTGTAGTCGCTGATCGTGTAGACTGCTCCAGGGATACCCCTGGTAAAATCACCGACCATTTTTACGATACCTGTTACTACGCCCTGAATGTTCGGGGGGCTTTGGGTTTCAATGATATACACATCGTCCAGGACTTGTCCTGCTGTACTGGAAACGATTGGCATTGTTTCACGTCCTTTCTACGTGGTGGTTGTCGGGCTGATGTCGTAAGTAGGGGTAATGCTAGTAACCTTGTAGCCCTGTACCCCGTCCAGAACGCGAGTTATTACCTCAAAGGTAATATCCCTCCGGTAAAAATTATCGCGTCCTTCTAGTATTCGATCGCCGCCTTTAAAATCAAAACGCGCCGTATTTACGGCATTGATCGGAAGTTGTATTTGATTGATTAGATACTGCTTAATGGCCCAGCCTATATCCAATCGCTGCTGGGGGCAAGTCGTAAATACACTTAGCTGGAGCAGATATTTCATCTTTTTAGTCTCAAAATAAACGGCTCCTGTTCCGTCAGAATTGGTGACGGTTTTAAAAACTTTAGCCCGTCCGGTAGTATTTGTTCCTTTTTCTGACACCTTTACAAAAAAGACACTAGGGAAGTTTACTCCGGTGTCTTCAAACCATTTAGGGTCGGGCCATCCCTGGGGAGCGTATTTAAGCGTTGGTACCAGGCTCATAAGTTGAGTTGAGAGCGTAGTGCATACATCGTCCCAGGGATCTACGGTAAGTATTGGATCGTTGGGAATCATTTACATTCCCCCCTTACGTCGAAAAGAGAGCTATTCCTAGTGCATCGCTTAAAGCCTTTTTAATAAAATCTCCATTTTCGTAGAGAGCCGGGCGCAAGAATGGGCGTGGTGGTATCCCTCGGTCCGTGCCAAATTCTTGCCACTCACCCACGGGATCATTTGTCCCAACTGCCGCTGACATATTGGCTTCATCGATCTGGATAGCGATCGATTGCCTAAGTGCGACAGGATAGGTCTCTTTCTTCTGACCTGCGGGATAGTGCCCGATAAGCGGGTCTGCACCGCCGCCAGCTAAATCCATTTTTTGATGCAGGGTGTCCAACGTGAGTAGTTCCCAGGCCGGGAATTCTCCCACTTCGGGTTGGTATTCTCCAAACTTTGCTTGCGCTGTTTTCTGAACCTCTACAGCAGATACCCTAAGGGCCGGGGCAACTGCAGCGTTAATCTTCGCAGGCGCTTCCATAAATTTTGTTATTAATTGCGAAAAAGTAACCTGTTTCACTAGATATCCACCTCCCTCTCTGCTTTGCAAGACATAAGTTGCTGCTGTCCACCAAGGCCAAACGGCCACGTAGAACTCGTCCGGAATGTGTGACCGTTCCAATTTACCTCATCGTTTTCACTAATGGCGCCAACTGCGGTGTAAAATTCAAGGACTTCCTTAGGCTTGCCGCCGGCTACGACTGCTGAAATATCCACCTCAGCTTTAACAATCACAATACTGATAGTCGTTGTGACAGGGGCTTGAGTAGGCTTGCCGAACTTATCCCTCGGGACTGCTTCGTCGGCTGCTGATGGTGTCATTGTGACCTGCACAGCGTTATCATTTAGGGCAAGTGTTAAGCGTGGAGCGTCAAAACGATTATCGCCTAATGCCATGCCATCACCCCGTCATTCCACTAGGACGTTTAATAATATCGCGTTCGAATTGTTTCTCAAGCTCAGTAGCGCGGGCTTGTAAGTTTTTGGCCACCGTCCTGTCGTCAATTTCGATATCGTTTCCCGTCTTATACATTTGCAACTTTACGCTGTAATCCGTGGCAATTGAGCGCAAAGCCTTGACACAGCCGGGGAGTAGGGCATTGTCGATATCCAAATAGGGTACAGTACAGCCGTTAGTGTCTGCGGTGTAATAAGCATAATAATCAAAATTCAGTACGTAAGATAGCTGCGGGATTGGACTAATAGTCAACAATAAATCACTAGGGTAAAAGTCGTATTTAACTTGCCGCTGATAATGGGACATTGGCGGCGCTGTGATCTGAATTTGTGAAATGAGTGTAAATGGAGACATCATCATAGCTCTATCCGGCGTAATTAACGGCGGAGGATTAACGGCTTCATCGAAGCTTTCATAGTCCTGCGCTATGAAATCAGTCGGCAGGGTATAGTTTGATTGTCCAGCTATGACATTGATTGTCGTGGGCCGTTTGCGTGTTCGGTACTTGGAATAAGTCCTTAAGCCATCGGTAATAAACTGCGTTACTTCGACATCGGTTAATGCTTGAGCGCTCCCGTTATCGCGGATTTGCGTCCGAAACTCGGCGATAAGATCTGTGATCGTCATCACTCGTCACCTGATCTATTGGCTTTAGCTGCAGCCCGTGCTTTTTTCGTTGCTTCCGGATCTGCAACCCTTTGGACCAAAAGTCCGGGATCGGCAGGGTCCACTAAATCCAATTCGTCTGATTCAATTGGCTCGGCATAAGACTGACCAGGTAGTATAACTTGTCCTGTAACTGGGTGGAGCATCGGCTTCTTATGACTGCTTATTAAAATACGATGTGTCACTATTTAACCTCCTTCCCAAAAAGGAAAGGCCGCCGTGTGGCAGCCTTAAGAAACTATGCGGATTGTACGGCTAACAGGATTCAATACATTCCCGTTTACGTCAATAACTTGTGGTGTAACAATGGCGCTGAACTCTTCCCCATACCAAGCTTTGACAGGCAAGAGTAAACCAGTTGTCGGGTCTTGCTTAGTGATCGGACCTTCAATTTTGTAAGGCGTTTGAATTCCGTAACGAGTTGCGTTCTTTTGGGTGAGTAGAATTCGGTTGTCACCGAAAATCCACGGAGCGTTGATCTTATTCAGGCTGATTTCGTCCCTCGATCCGAAATTGTTATTAGTCGGGTTCAAGGTTACACCGGGTGGTTGTGCGAGCTTGTAAAACATCTGAGCGTTACGGATAAATGTAGAGGTATTTAGGCTGCATAGCCCAATGTTAGCCGGGTTGAAGCGAGGAGAAGATCCCATGATAGCGTTTGTACTTGAGAGTTGCATGAGCAAGGTGTTATACCAAGTTTCTAATGTCGTATAACCAGTACCCATTGTAGAGTGCCACAGATCGTAGTTCGTTGACGCGCTGTAGCTGATTACGGGTAATGTTGTACTAACTACAATACCTAACCCAGTAGCAAAATAAATATCGCCCGTTTCAAAGTTGATAGCAAAATTAGCGCCAGTTCCTACGATATTCCCATTTGTATCGAGACCACCAAGCACTAAGGAGGCGCCACTAACTTTACAAGTAACTGCGTTTGTTGTCACTGATTGAACTGAACCGTTGGCGGTGATAATTTGCTTAGTTCGTGGTCGTGTAATCGGAGTGGATCCAGCAGCAGCAAATTTAAAGGATGAACCATAGGTAGGAGCAGCTGCGCCAGCTTGTCCACCGATCTGTAATTGACCGTGGAACGCTACGTTAGTACCATTACTTACAGCTGTAACAGTTACGCTTTCATTTGTAACTAAAAGTGGGTTGTATTCGTCAGCTGTAACCGCCATATCCCAATAAGCGTAAAGATCGATCTTACGCGCAGCCTGTTTGCCGATATGGTAAATGGCACGGGCAGGAGCATTATAGCGTAATGGTCCGGTTCCCATTGCCTGAATGACGTCTGTGGTTAAGCTGATCGCATTGCGGCGAGCCTTGGGAGTGAATGACGCCCAAATAACGTCAATAACCTGTTCCGGAATCGGGCTATTTTCAGCAACGACGATATCATAGAGTTCTGTTGCCGGATCGATTGATTCATTACTCACAAACGATTCAGAAGGAATTCTCCATTCTGATCCTTCAAAGACGTCCGTCATCATGAATTGGGTAGCTTCGAGGTCTTGGAACTTTTGGATCAAGATTACGGTTTGGATGGATGGCTGATTAAGCAGTTGGGCCGTGGAAACTGACGCCCCACTATCCATAAGTGCTTCGACCTTCTCCGCTGAATCCTTCATTGCTTGATACCCGATATCTTTTTGCTCGAACTTAGTTAATATCTTATCAATCAATTCTTGGTTATGTTTACGGAGGGCAAGGTCAGGAGTGAAGCCCTTTTCTTGGTCAATGCGATCAAAGGATTGCATCATGCTATCTACAAGAGGCTGCCACGGCTTAGGCTCGTTACCTATCTGGACTCTATGCTGGCCTTCGGCGGTGTGACCAGGTGTGAATCCGAGGGATTGCAGGAACTCATTAGCCGATACACTGCCGGCCATGTCAAGGACGCTATCAAGGACTACTTCGGCTTGTTCCTTGGACTTTGGTTCCCCCATTGCTTTTTTGATAGCATCTAAAACCTGTGGAGTATATTTTGGCTTTAGTTCTTCAAATTTAGAATCAAGGAAAACTACAGCTTCATCTCGTTTTTGTTTTATCTCTTGGGCTTGTTGTTGCGCGTCAAGCATAACCCTATAGGGCTCATTCGCTTTGGCGATCATAGCTTGGATTTCTTCTTGAGTTGGCAATTCATCGTCCCCCTTATTATCAATTAAGCTATCTGTCATTGGATTACCGCCTGGCGGATCTTGAACCGATCGACCCGCGCCATAATTCGGAGAATCGTAGCGACGGTACAGGTTTTGATTCGAGGATGTTGTTACCTGGATGCCATTAAAGACGTCGTAACGACTTTTGCATTTCGGGCATTGCCAAAAGTCCACATCATCGTCTTTATCTGGATCAACCGGAGTAAGTACGGTGCCATCTAGCGGACAGATAGGGTCATTAAAGTTCATGCCATCCAGCATGGCCTCCATTTGGCTGTCTGTCATGACGATTTGTTCTGCCCCACATCCCTCAGTTGCTGGGTCTGGAACGTAATCGAAGGTTTTTAAACTCATTGCGTTTGAGACAGATACCAGGCTGTCGTTGATAACTTTTTTACTGGATCGACCAATACTCCGCAAACTAACCCCAACTGGCTCCTTAGCACGAATCAAGGCCGCAATGTTACGCCCTTTGGTTGTGTCGAAAATGTCTGAGTCAAACCAAACCCATCCGTCACTGTCCATCCAAGGCTCTCCAGTAATGCGCCCCACGCGGTTATCGAGATTTGTTAGAAACTGAATTTGACCATTTGAATCTTCTCGATGCGCTGGATGCGGCGATTCAATCGGGTCCCATTTACCTTTGCTTTGCTCAAGGCTATCCGTGATCACACTGGCTGGATACATCCTCTGGTGATTGTTAATCACATTCGCCCTTGTGCCTTTATTACGAACGCGCATAATAATACCCGGCGGGAGCTTATCCTTATGTTCCTCATTTGCAGAATCAAGAAGCACCTCCGGGCGCTCGTATATGGCGTCTGTCATAGCGGTCTTATCCCAATCTGAGGTATCAACGCCTGCTTTCTTGGCCGCTGCTAATATGTTTTTTCGGGCAGTTTTACGCTCGGCATCCGTAAGCCCTTTAGCTCTGTCAACCATGTCCCAGCCAAGGGTTATGTGACTTTTATCTGTTATGGGGAACATTCGTTTACTCGGTAATGCGAATTGATCTTTGGACAACTTGTCACGCTCCTTAGTGTCTAACGTAGCCATCTAATCGCTCCTTTCTAGGTTTTTGGGTAATAAAAATAGTGCGTCTACAATGCGCACCACCGCCTCTCAAGTATTTAATTTAGTCAACTGGTAATAAAATACATCTACAATTTGGGTGAACAGGCGGAGCATCAACATCCGATATGTCGAACACTTCACCATCCTTTGCAGCACAAATAGGACATGTCCGATTATCAATCGTCGCTTCCCATCTGAACCTCGTGTATCCAGCTTCTGCTTGATACTTCAAATTTGCAGTATTAAAAGCATAGGCCATTTCAGTGCGGGCAATCATGTTAAGTCGCCATTCAGGCACCTCTATAACATCTCTCATACGTGAAATATAACCCGCAACATCATCGCCATTCGTATAAGCATCGTTTATCACGTTCATGAGATTTTTTTGCGTTGTTTCTTGAATTCCTTTTAAACGATACTTAATTTGATCGCGTAAGATATCTTGAACTTCTTTACTTACTAAATCAAAACTAACGCTTTCGCGTACATCCTTGTGTACAGTTTCTTCAGCTAAACCGATTGATTGCAAATACCCCGCAAAGAATTGATTGCTAAGAGCTTTCTCTTCAAAACTCCAAGCGGTATTGAATTGGCCCATGACATAATTCTGAAGAAGGTCGACATCGATTCTTGCAACGTTAATAACCAATTCGTCCAGCTGAACTTCAGGTTGCCCGGCGACAGCACTCTGCCCCGTAAGATGGGCGACACTCTTGACGAACCTCTCTGAGGTGAGTTTTTGGGCAATTGACGCAAAAGAATCTTTTAACTTACCTGCTAAATTAGATTCGTATTTAGCCATTTTGTCTGATCGCAGGGGGTTCGCTTTCTTTATTTGCTTCGCAACACTGTCCGTCATTGCTTTACCCGCTGTCTTGAGTGTGGCTTGTCCAATGTTGGTAGATGAAGGTTTTTCAGGGTTGACGCTTTGGGCTTCTACGGCTTGAGCTTCCTTGTCGGATGCTATTTCCTTATCGACACCCTTCAACTCATCTTCAATGGCTTGCTCGTTGTCGAGTTCAAGGTGCGGAGCTAGCAAGGTTAAGCCAAGCTTGTGCGTTATGAGCGGCTTAGGCTGTGCGGCCCTGAGTTTCAAGACGTTATCTGTCATCTCAGCGAGTGTATCGTCATCTAATTGTGCCCACCCAATATTAATGGGGATTTCCTCAGGGTTAAGGCCACCAAGAGCCAGGGCCATATTAAATACTGCACGAATTCCGCTGAAGCTCCCCGGATCACCGTGTTCAAGAAGATCTTGGATTCCCTTGCAATCTTCTTTGTATGTTCTCTTTTGGTCCTCGACAACGTCCCGATTGACATTACGGCCAAAACCAAGGATATGCAACGGTACACCGGTCCCAATCATGGCATTTTCAAGAAGATATTCCACGTCTTTGATGTGGTCAAGGTGAGCGTCACCTTCAAGGTTCTTAACGTCGCCTAGCCCGTTGATGTAGTAATCTGCTGTGATCCGAGCATTTTTAGGATCATCCAGTCTGTTTTCTGCCCGGTACTTTTTGACCTCAATGTCGTTACCAGGATTATCTTTGTTCCCGATCACATGAACACGGCGTTGCACGGCCCGTGTTCTACGACGAACAACCATATCCTCTTCGGTCATCTTCAATTTTGCCCACATCTCACGGCCACTGTAGTACTGGGAACGCCCATAGCGTTCGCCTGGTTCATACTTCCAGCGCATATGGTTAATCGACCATAGGGGGAATGGTTGAATGTCCTGACGAGTAATTGGGTCGATCTGCATAAACGCTTTCTTGATGTCAGGAAAACTATCCGTCATATCGTCTAAGCGTTCCATGGTGATAGCCGGAAGGTTCTTGATCCGTGTAATATGCGCGGTTCTTCCGTTCTGGTCCATCTCAGCTATGGTATTCAGAAATATATCCCCATCGCGCAAGACGGTTCGTGCCCAAGCTGGGAGATGCGCGTTTAGCTTAGTGTCTTTCATCATCTTGTTTATAATGGCTTGGGCCTCTTTTTGGATCTTGCTATTCCGACATGTGCCAACGGTAACCGCAATTCCGCCACGAGTAGCCGCATTTGCCATAACATAATTTGCCCTATCAAGGCGGCTGTCGCGTTTCACCAAAAGGTCGAGATCTCGAAGAAGCGTTCGCCGCTCCCATTCCAGCACAAAGATTTCGTAGGGCCACAGCATAGGCGAAGTTTTAATGGTTAGCCCAGGATCGTCTTTTGCTGTGCGCGTTGCGTTCTCTGGTAATATACCGACAAACGAATCAAAGAGTTTTGTTAATAGATTTGCCACACTAAGCCCTCATCTCCTTTGATGGGTTTGGTAAAACGATTACCCTTTGTCGATTAAGCCCGCGTAGCTATTCAATCTCTTGCCCAGTTCAGCGTGCCATTTAAGAATTAGATTAGCATCTATACGCTCTACGTCCGTTTGGAAAGTTGAGTATTCGTAGATTGCCCTGCTCAATTCTTGAATACGGTGCAATTCAAGAAACTCTTCTGGCTTAACACCGAGAGGCGGTTTAGCTATCCGCTTGGGGCATTCTCCCTGTCCGCTAACTCGTTTTAATTCAACCTCACCGCGCTTTGCTTGGTAGTACGGTCCAGCTCCGCTCCCACAAATCCGATTCTTGCTATCAAGAACATGCGTCAAAATAAACCCGGCTTCTTCATCGGCGAATACGCTCAAAGATTCTCTTTGCCCATTCAGGTAAACTTCCCAATCCATAGAGTCTAGATCGTTAATTGATTTTCTCATTCTGTCTCCCTCCGGTAAAGCCATACGTCTATCTTAACGCTCCGAGGCCTTTTCCTTAGGGCTTCTCGTATCTTCGGACTAACTTCATCAAGCGAGACCACCCACACATGCAGGAGATAACGCCCTGGTGTTGACGGTTCACACATTACGTCGTAAACACCATCAATGCTTAAAACCTGCTGTGTGGCCTTGCTTATAGACCACCGCCAACGATTGATCCACGCCCTACCCCACTTGACCCATGAACTAACCCACCTACTGAAGAAACTCGCCATAATAATCCTCCTGCAGGATATCCTCGTAGGATACCTTCGATACTCCCATAATGACCTGCGATTGACTTGGCTGGAGCGCCCAATTGCTTAACGCCAGTGCCCAAAATTTATCCCCGTGATGCTTTTCGTTTCGCTCCACCGAGTAGCGAAAAGCCCCGGTACTGGTTACCTCGCGCTTAATGGCAACGATCTGACTTATAAGATCCCGATCATTGGGGATTAAAATTCCACTGCGGCCTTTCTCAAACTCTTTATGGAGTGGTATGACCATGGCTTCCTTACTCGAATTCGTAAACGATATGGGCTCAACTTGTCCACCGTGCTTCTTCTTAAGATCCTCAGCCATGTTCATACCCAAGCCTGTTTCGTCAATGCACAACCGGATCGGCTTGGCTATCTCAAGAAATCTAGTTAACTCATTCTTCTGTAGGGCAAAGTCTGACTGTTTGTAGGTATCCATAAAGCGAAGAATCTTAGATGTCTCTGTCGCGTCCAAGCTAACAAGCTCAGAGGCATCTTTGCGCCGACCAACGTCATACCCGCCGCCTAGTGCGCCTTGTGTCTTCTCTCGAAGCTCCTTAAAGCTTTTAGCCGTAAGGCGGTCTTGCTCAGACTTTCCTTCTTCGCCCTCGTCATCCATCACGCATTTATAAATCATCTCTAGTGAGAAATAGGATGAGCTGTCATCGACAAACGCGCATTCAAACTCTTGCTGGAATCCATCCATGTCCATCGCGTTAAATAACTCGTGCAGTTGTTCGGTGCCGAATTCCTCTATACGCTGGAGCGTGTGCATGTTTAATGCTTCTCTTCGCGCCCGGGGTACGTCTTTACAGAGCAAAGAAAAGTCCCACCAGTAAATGGTGCGACGCTTGTAACTCTTATACTTTCTTGGGTTATCCCATATCTCATAGAACTTCCCTGTTTTACCTAAAGGCGTACTTATGATCGTGAGCGACCCGTGCTTTACCCGTGTAAAAACAGGCACTGTCGAATCGTAGACTGATTTGTCCCAGCTTCCGAAGAAAGCGAATTCATCCAAGATCACATCAACGAATTTTCCACCTTTTCCACGAATCGGTCCTTTGCCCTGGGCGATAATCCGTGTACCTGTGGATTCTCGACCAGATTTACTGATGAACTCAAGGGATGTTGTATTGTCAGTTAGCTTACGTTTTTTATAATTATCCGGAAGTGAATCATAAAGTTGTTTGGCGTACCTGATTTTCTCCTTCGAATCCTCTAACTTGTACGAGGCGATGATGCAGGTATAATCATCAAGGTTCTGGCTCCTAGCCAACGCACGCGCAGCTGATACAAACGAGAAACCAAGTTGCCGACCTTTGAGCCATATCTGAAATCGATCTGTCGATTCAAGGAAATCACGCTGGTAATCGTCAAACTCGATCTTCGGATCTGAGAGCAGTTCAATGTACCCCGATTCAGTAGCGAGAACTGAGGCGATCGTGTCCGTTGTGATCGGCTTTTGAGTAATAATCGTAGGACCTCTACTCATCCGAGATCACCTTCACTTCGGGAAGGGGTTGATTGTACCGAGCAGCAAAACGAGCTTGAACTTCGTCGGCAGAGATACCGATATTAACCTGTACCGATGGCGGGCTATCTTTCTGCGACTTTGGCGTCATAAGGAATGAGTTAAGATCGATGCCTAAAGTTTTCATGATATTGGCCGCTTCCCTGAGAGCCGGATGTGCTACTTTTTCTGTGTATTTGTATCCGCCGTTTGCGATCTTCTCATTCTCTACGACCACGCCGTCAAGTACAACTGCCTCTAAGAGCCTGCTGATCTGTACCGCCATAGAGCCAGCCACTGTGCCGACATCATCTTTCAGGGATTCGAGATCGTTCTTGCGAAAAGCGACTTGCCATTTTTTTATCTGCCTTAGTTCTGGTCGACAGAGCTCTAGGTCCTTAACTCGACCATTATTAAAATCTTTGCACCGATCACGATGTATACACATCTCAGTACACGGCCTGACAGGTATTTCTGACGAGAGGTATGTTTTGACACGCTTATGCGCGACCTCGACATTAACAGCTTCCCCTTCGGTTATCACTTCACGGAGGATTTGGCTGTGCTCTTTGATGTCTAAGCATGTGTCAAATTCTTCTTCGTCTCTGCCAGGTATCTGTGTGGTTTGTGATTCGGATACTTGCTGTTCTGGTTCGGGTGCCGATTCCGTCGGTATCGGTACGCCCAATATAGATTCCCATTCATCGTCCTTCATAGCCATTTCCTCCTTTCGTGAAAAATCCTTAAGGGGAGATAAATTTTCCTGGAAAAATATTTTGCTGGGATGATGTGGAAATTCAAAAGTGATATGGGAATGGGGGAAATTTACGCGAGAGGGGGATTGCTGTGGAAAAAACTGGATTTTCGTGGTTGATTTTCCGACAATTGCCGGCATCTAGCGACTATTCAGTGCATCACAATGTCTGTGTAATACTACTTGCGCTTGCTTTTTGTTTCGACAAGCGTCAAGCATAAACATCAAACCGAAGCAACAAGCGCAAAAGAAAGGAGGACCCATGCGGATCCCCTTAAGTATAGCTTAGTTTATCTACTGCCTTCTGTAACTCCTCTGCTCCAGGCTTCGTGTACAGAAGCGTCGTCTCAAGCTTTGAGTGTCCTGCCAGTACAGCGACTGTGCCGATGTCAACGTGCCTAAGGATAAGGTCATGGCAGTACGTATGCCTCAGCACGTGTGGTGTCAAGCCGTATATTCCTGCCTTATCGCCTATGACTTGGCAGAGTTGATATAAACCGATATACGATAATTGTTCACCCCGTTGACTAGGAAATAGCCAATTGCCTACTATGTGGACATCCGCCATGTATCGGCCTAGCCATCCTCTTGTGTCCCGCTCAATGGGCACTGTACGCCGCTTATTGCCTTTTCCCTGGCGCACTACCAGTGTCCCCTTGTGGTCCTTGATTAATATATCGTCATGCTTTAGGTTGATTAACTCTGAAGCACGTATGCCAGTGAAGAGTAACACATGAATGATCACTGTGTTTCTGATATTCTCCTCTTTTTCGATAACTCTCAATAACTTGGCACGTTCGCTCCTGGTTAACCACTTAGGCGGATCCTGAACCTGTTCGATCTTACGGACCTTGGTAACAGGGTTTCGAGCCATAAAACCTTCTTCGACCATCCATGCGCAAAACGCCTCCAGTACAGCACGAGCTGTGTTTATTGTCGCCGGCTTCTTGTCGAGCTCTAACAGATAGTCTCTGTATGCGGATACATCGGCTGTTCCTATTTCTCTCGGATCTTCTGTTCCGCCTGTCTCTGACATCCACTTGAAGAACTTCGTTAACTGCATTTTATACGTTTTTATGGTAGCCGGGCTTTTGCCCATTCCGGTGATATGTGCCATATATTTCCCTAACATTGATGGCCCTCCAATTATCTTTTGAGTTTTTCGCTAAAAACCGAACCCTACAAGCCGCATTATTCGGCTTTGTATGTAGCTAAATTATAGTATACTCAAAAGATAATTGGTATTATATTTTATAATTGCTTCGTGTGCGAAATATCTTATTTTGAGACCGTCGGCAAGGGAGCATAGAAGCGCTTACCCTCGCCTTGCTTGCTTTATGCTACCACGAGTACGACGATAACTATCATGCCTCATCAGCTCTTGCACCCCGCAAAACGACAATTTTTCTTGGCGTACTGTTTGTTTTATGGCCACCAGTTGCTTATAGACGTCTGGCTGCTTAAACAAAAGAATATCTTTAATGGTCAATCTGGTGGCCTCCTTTTTGGCAAAAGAAAAAGCCGCCCTTTCGGACAGCTTTTAGTAACATATTTTTCGCATGATACAAATTATAACACGGCGAAAAGGTCGTGTAAAGGACACGGTTTCGGTCATCGATCGGTCATCAATCGGACATTTTCATTCAGGGCATCTGCTCCGAAAAGCATAATCTTAAGTTTATTCACCAATCGATTCTTATTTCTCCTGACCGTTTTATCCTCGCATTCAAACTTTTTTGCAATCTCCAGCATATCTAATCCGTCCCAATATTTCAAAGGAATTACGTCATAGTATTTATCGTCTTTTATCACCTCAAGCGCCCTCTCGATCCTCAATACCTCTTGCCTAGTACGCATCATGCTTGATTTGACGCCCTGGGTA